ATCTTGCATATCTAACGGAACCTCCTTTTCATCGATAGGTAATCCCATTTGATCATGAATTTGAAAGTATTTTTCTTTATCAACCCCTCCACCTTCTAAGGAGTAGCGGAGGAAGTCTTTAAGTTTTTTATTTCTTGCTCTTTCTTTTCAATCGTAAACTTTTCATAGTCTTGCATAGAATCAGTAATAAATTGATCAAAAACAGTAGAATTTTTGATTAACTCTAAAGCCTCTGTTTCATTATAATGAATTTCTTCAGTAGGATCAGCATTTGTTAAGTCAATCGGAAGAAGTTGTGGCAAATCCTTAACAAAAAGACCTTTCCACCCTTTAATAGCACGTTTAGTATATTCCTCCAAAAACTTATCGCTGTCAACCTCTTCTTCTCGCTGATGAGTACGTTTATTAAATTTATAAGTTAAACTGCGATTCCTAATTTTCGTCAAATCATCTCGATTAAGATAAACTAAAGAAATTATAAACCCGTCAATCTCTGGATATTCTATTTCGATAGTAGTTTCTTGTGCCTGTAATGCGGCAATTTTACTCATTTGTTTTCCCCTCTCTAGGTAAATAGTATAAAAAAAGGGTGTTCACCATGTTATCAACTACATATCACGCTGAGGGGGTGGCATGATACGACGTTACGGTGAACACCCATATGGATAATGTAAAATATTAGCCTAAGCCCCCTCAAGGCGCGGCGATTATTATCCTTTTTGAACTTTAATAACCAGTTCGTCGCCTGTCCCCTTTACCTTTTCTTGTGCCAAAAACTCTCCAGTAACGCCAATGACGTCTTCTATCACGTCAGTTGGGAAGTTAAACTGAACCGCTGGCATATCAAATGATACATAGGGTGCGGTGTTACCACCAATAATCAAGTTAGCAGTTGATCCCGAAGCAATTGATGTTCGAGAGTCTGCAATAACTCCAGCCAACCATCGAGCTGACGCATTCTTATCTGAGGTACTGCCAGCACGTAGATAAGCACTGACCGAACCTGTAATAGCCTTGGAACCAGTAAACTGTCCAATAGGAACGTTCAAGGTAGCCAACTCTTCTGGAGTTAGATAAGTGATTGCGTTATTATAGTTAAAGCTCATTGCTGTTACTGGGAAAGAATACGTATTTGTTTCATACTGCATATCAATACCACTTAAACGATTCTTAATAAACGGCGCTTCCGTTTGAGTACCGTTAACAAAATGATTTTTCCAACTAGCATAAACCATAACATTCTTGCCAAGTGCAGAAGCAGTGGTCGCAACTTTATTATGACCAACATTAGCTTGTGAGTTACCACTAACAGTTGTTCCGTTAGCTAAAATTCCTCCAAATACTAGAACCGCTCTGTCACGAGCGTGAGCTGCAGGAGACGAAACATCAGGTGTTAGCTGAACTAATTTCATTCCCATTCCACTCCAAGTAGTCATCGCAATTCCGTCAATAGCCGCATCTACTGCTGCTTCGTTAACTGTCGCGTTTTTAACTTGATAGAAAACGTTATCCAGTTTAAAATACAATTGATTCTGAGTTGCGGTCGGGAAATTTGATCTACTTGCGTGTGCATTTCCGCTCTTAGTATGATTTACAGTTCTAAGAACACCTCCTGCTTCCCACACAGATTGTTCTTGTGTAGTTCCTGACGCAGGAGAAAGATTAGAAACCAAAGCCTGCCACAAAAACCAGTCACAAAGCGGTTTACTGTTACCTGTATACTGTCCAGCAGCGCCTCTAGTAATACTTTGAATTCCAGTAGGACGCAAATAAGTTTGAAAATTCCACTCTACTGGATTAACCGCAGTATTAAATCTTTGAGTACTACGATCTGGCGTAGTTCCACTTTCTAAAGTAGTAATGTCCTGAGTAGCAGAAGCTTGTGAAAATGCAAAGCCAGCAATAATTTCGACTTTCCACGTATTAGCGGCTGTCATAGAAGTAGCGGCAGCACCACCGTGAAGATCTACGGTCGAATAGAACACTTCACTGTTACGTTGTAAGTTAATTTGGGTTGCCATATTCGATTAACTCCTTTTTATATTAATCTGTCACATCATATTGAACTGTGACTCCAACTTCTCCAATTCCATAAGGGTCTAGCAACCCTTCGTCTGTACTCATAGTTGAAACTTGAACATCCATTATCCCATATTGTTCTGTATCCATATTATATATGACAAATTCGATGTCTTGCATTGTACTTTCAAGTTCCGTAGTCGCATCTTCTGTATGAACATAGACCCGGATCATAATATCCAAAGTAGAAGTTGTTAATCCTTTGGAATCATATACTCTATTTTCTGTTCCTGCTTGAAGATAAGCGGAAGGAAAATCATTTACTTCATCTAAAAATTTTATTCGTCGGAAAACATTATTGAAGAGATTAACTTGATAAGTATAGGTAGAATCAAACGTAGATTCTGAGCCGTCAATTTTTTTTAGTTCTCCAACGAGAAAATTAACGATATCACGTCGTCTGCTCGTTGCCATTATGTTTTCCTAATCATATAAAGTATAACACAGCCACAGATGCGTGGCAAATTATATTTTTTTACTTTTATTGAGTTCTTATAACTTGAAATTGCCTACCAAGAAGTTGTTGTGTTATTTTTCTTATAGTAGGTTCTACTAAACCTCTATCTAACTGCCACCCTTTTTCATTTAGTTCGTTTACATATTCGTTTGCAGGAGCTTTATTATAAAAAGTAAGTAAATTTTGTTTTTGCTTTACAAGTATTTCAAAACTTGTAGCTAATCTCCCTGTAATATACCGTGGAATTGGGCGCTGTGGCTCTGGTAATCGGGGCATATTCATAACTAAACTCTGTTCAAGTCTCCGTGTTAAAAGAAGAGACAACTGAGCATCAGATATAATTTGCGTCGGACGTGTAACCCGTGCTGTAGGAGCTGTCCGTGTATATTGAGCTTTTTTAGCTTTAAAAAAATTACCCACCCTTCCTTTATAAAAAGGATTTAAGATTCTAGTAATCATTGTAAAAACCCAAGGAGTTAAATTTTCCTTCCAATCAAAAGTATTAACTGCATCAAACAAAAATTTAAGAGATTCTGAAGGATTTTTAGCGCTACGGTACCGCCCCTTCAAATATTTTGTAAACTGTGGAATAACTTTTTTCCCCGCTCCCTGTAACAATTTAAATTCTACAGCCTTAAATTTCTTTTTTGCTGCTGCAGTATAAGTAACTTCAATCGTTCCCCCTCGCCTATCCTCTGTCGCACGCATGTAAAATGAAAAATCAGTTTTAGGGGTTAACGGCTCATGATAACCGTATTTCATCTTTTTTCCTTCTTTTAACTCATCATATTTGAGATTAAATTCCAAACCAGCGTTAGCTTTAACTTTAATTTGCTCTCTTAGTTTCACGGCAGTTTTTGACCTACTTTTTTTTACCCAATTTTGTAAAGCTGGACCGCTTAAATTACCTACTAAAAAGTTACCATCATCATCGTATAACTCTTTTTTCTTCTTTTTATATATTTCTAATATTTCTTTTTTTTTCTGTCTTCCTTCAATGAACCCTTGAATACTTTTTACATCCGCTGGAGAAAGTGCCATACCTGTTAAAGTAGTAGCCGAAGTTCCTACCTTACTTTTTAATTCCAAACTTCTGAGTTGATCTTTTAAATCAGGAGTCATTAAATCTGTAGGCCCGCGTGCTGCAGGAGATTCTAACCCTTCTGATGAAGTTAAAGTTTTGCGTATCTCCTCTTCCGTAGTAATAATATCAGGAGCAGCCCTCCCCATTTTAGTTTTTGCTTTTTGTTGAGATACTCCACCAGCCCATAATTCTTTTTCAATAAAATCCGAAAAATATAACTGAAAAGTTCTTCGAGCTGCTTTTGCAGATTCCCCTGTTCCCACTAAGCCTTGATCTAAAAACCTTGCAGCTTCCATTATCCAAGGATCTTGCTTTATATAAACCCTCGTGATTGGTTCTTTTGCCATTAAAATGGTATCCTGTAAAGATCTAAAATACGACGAACATGGGGTGGCCATCCAGAAGCACCTAAATTAAACTGGCTCTTTCCTTCGCCCTGTAAACTAAATCTTTGATCTGCTTCAGTTTGTTTAAATAACATTTTAGCATAATCCATCGTCGCTACTTGAATATCTTTTGGAACACTGGAATACCCGCCATCATAAGTAACTTTAACAGCTTTCGGATAATTCCTCCACATCGGGGTATTAATAACTGAAATTTTTTGTCGCCCTTCCGTTGCTCCATCCAAATTACGTTGTACTTCACCAGTATCTTTAAACCAAACAAAGTCTGGATCACTCTGGGAAATGTCTTTTAAAGAAGTGGATTGATTAGATCCATCAAAATTAATTAAAACTGTAGTATCATTATCAGTGGAAAAAGGATATTTTTCTGCTACAAAGTCAGTAGTATATCGTGCTTTATTAAAAGAAATTCGAAGCTCATCAACGTATCCCGTCATTTCTTCTGTGGCTGTTAAATTCAATCGACCAAGCTCAACATCATAACTGGTGCCAATTGTTGGCATAGCGTTAGTAGTAGAAATACCTACTAAATTAGAACCGTCTCTAAAAAGTCTAATATTATCTCCACTTCGACTTACCGCAACGTGCATAAAAGTATTAGAATTTGCTGCATATCCTGTGGTACTTCCATGAGCCACATTCATAACTTGAGTTCCGCCACTAAAAGCCTCAAATTGTAAACCAACAGCAGAATTATATCTTAACGCATAAAAATTATCAGCATCTTTTACTTGTGAAAGTAAACATTTAGTATTATTTAAAAGGTCTAACCGAAATTGACCTTCGATTGTAAAATCAGAAGTTTCATAATCGAATTTAGGATTATTAGAATCAGGATCAGTAATGGTGACATAGTCTTCCGCACCATCTAGTTTAACCGAAGACTGACCAAACTTTTTAATACGGGTTTTTAAAACTGCGCTTCCTTGTGTTGTAACGGTTGAGTTTTTCCAATCCTGATTAGTAAAACTCCCATCAGTAGCAGGTCCGACTAAAGTCTCATACCGACTCCCATTATATTCCGTCACTTGTTTTACATTATTAACAGGTAGCCTCTCTACAAAAACTGATTGAGTTCCGCCGTCAAAAACTTCAGTATAGACATTGTTCTTAATCTCACGACCAATATAATTTTCAACCGCGCCACAAGCAAAGCCAATGATATTGCTTAAACGACCGTCATGAGTAGTACTGTTAATACTCAGATAATCTTTAATTTCCGCAAGAGAGACGTATGTATAAGTTCCGTATGCAGTCGGCATTACTTACCTCTAAATACCAGATTTAAATTTTGATTTGGGCTTACTTTTAAGAAGCGTAGGCGTAACCGAAGGAGCAGTTGCTTTTGCTCTTTGATTTTCCCACCATTTTTCCATAATTTGAGAAACTCCAACAGGATCAAACCCATTAACTTGTAGAAAAGTTTGAGCGTCCCCTTCGTTCTTTATGTCCAATACTTGTTCTTCAATTGGTTTAATACCCATTTTTTTCTCCTACATATAAAAGGGGGTAGGCGTATGTTCACACCTACCCCTAAATATTGTATAATGCCCTCTAAAGCATATACTGAGTAAGGTTACTAATGTAACTTAGACCTTACCTCTGTATTGCTGGGCGGCTGCAGTAACAGTAGCACCAGAAGGTGTATACGTACCGATAAGGTTATCAGCCTTAGCAGTTGCACCAGTAACGTTGGCGCGTCCGGCACCGCGGATTGCGGCTCCGACGTAACGAATACTAGAACCTGTAACAGCCATATCTGCGGTAGCTGAAACAGAAAGAACTCCGCCAATCACGTTAGCAGCGGCCAACGGGGCCTTAAGGTTACCACGCTGTGCACCTAAGAACTGAACGTTCTCAAGAGTAACTGCGCCAGTTCCTGCAACCTGAATAGTATTAGCATTTGCTACCGGAGTAACACCACCAGTACTAAGATTAAATATTACATTCTTCACATGTAGTGTAGCAGCAGTAGAAGAACCAGCAACTGAAAGAGCATTACTTACAGCCGTAAGAGTGAGATTTTCAACCCTCACATTACCTGTCGTTCCTGAAGATACTGCAATTCCCGGGATGTTAACATCCTGAGGGCTGCCCACTCCTTGAATAGCTACGCCATTAGCGCAAGTAATATTAGAATATGTTCCTGGATAAAGTTCTACAGTGCTTCCAGGAGTCAACTGATTCTCTGGAATATTACTATATGCTTTAAACTGTGCGTCCTGCGTTAGTTGAGGACTCACCTTGTGTATAAATTTTTGAAGAGCCATCTTCTATTTTTCTCCTTATGTGAGCGGGGGGTTAGACCCCCCACCAATTAAGATTATTTTTTTTAGGCATTAGACCTAATTACTGAAGCGTAAGGATACTTAGTCGCATCCAAAGCTGCATCGCTATTAGTCGTCAAAGCCTTAAAGTCAAATCGAGTGCTCATATACATAGCCGTCACTTGCTGGCGAGGTTCGTACTCGCTCTCGATCTCCATTCCGCGACGTTCCGCAATCAGGAAACCGGGCTTGTAAAGAAGCAGACCAATTTCATTACCAGAACTACCGACGTCATCAAGGAACTCTGTAATAACTACAGGAATTCCGTAGATAGCACCGAGTGAGCCGGTAAGATAGGTCGCATTAGGTCCGAACTTGTCAACTGTCTGGAAATCAGAATTAGAAACAAGTGAATTGTATCCTTCAACTGAAGTCAAGAAAACAAGTTGATTACCAAGCTGGAGTCCGTACTTCTTCAATTTACCACGCGCGCTAGCAATATTAGCAGGCGTTGCTTTAGTGCTGTTACCACCGGAAGCAACTCGAAGGCCAGAAATATCGTTCGCAAGAGTCACAACTCCCTTAAACACGCACTGATATCCACTACCTGCTGTAATAGCGTTTGTTGGGGCTGCATTAAAGCCTCTCAAAGCTCCGTCACCACGTAGAATCCCCTTGTCAATCGCACGGGCAAGACGCCTTGTAGC